TATTGCATTTTTACAGTCAGCTTTTAACTGATTCATACTTCTACCCCAGTTTGCTTGAACTACGGCAATAGCAGCATTAACGGCAACTATTGCAGCTATAACTGCACCTACAGGGCTACAAATAAAAGCAAATGCAGCTGCAACAACTCCACATATAACACCTAAAGCTTTTAGTGCTAATATTATGCCTGTTACAATAGGGGCTATAGTTACTAATACTGCTCCTACTCCTGCAACAATTCCCCCAAATATTAATATTTGTTGAATTAGTTTTGGATTTTCATTTATCCAACTTACTATTTTGTCTATAACAGGAGATATTTTATTCATTAACTGTTCTAAAGTTGGCATTAATGCTTGACCTATGGAGTTTTTAACTAAATCAAATTTTCCTTTTAACTCATTCCACTTGTCTTTAAATTGTTGTATCTTTTGTAATTGGCTTTCACTTATATAGCTATATCCTTCAAGTTCTTTAGCTTTTTCTGCCCAATTATCTAAATGTGGTAATAATTCTTCCCCTGTAGTAGATAACAAAGCAGTCATAACGGCTTGTTGGTGAGTTTTATTTTCAAGCTTACTTGTAGCTAGCATTAACTCATTCATAAAAGTACCAGTTTCTTTTAATTTCCCATTACTATCAGTAACAGATAATCCAAGTTGTTTTACTATTTGAGTTAAATCACTTTCACTTTCTAATAATCCACCAAGTTCTTGTTCAGTTACAGCCATTCTTTCTGCCATTGCTGCAAAATCTCCGTTAGCTTGCTCCATTGAGTAGCCTGTAGATTTAAGCATTTTATCCCATTGTTGATAAGATTTAGTAGACATATTTGCCATTTTAGATATTTTATTTATCTCTGCTCCTTGTTCAACATAAGCACCTGTTATAGCCGTTAAACTTCCTGCAATAGAAGCTCCTGTTGTAACTGCAACTTGCCCAATATCTTTCATCTTGTCAGAAGCTTCTTTAGCACTTGCACTTACATTATCAAAGGTCTTTTTTACATTCCTTAAAGACTTATTAACATTTTTTAAAGGTGTAGTTATTTGGTCTTTTAATTTTATTACAGCTTGTAAAACTTTATCATTCATTTAATTACCTCCCTTCATTTAGGAGTCTATATTCTTCATTTTTTTGGTCGATTTCATAGTGCATAAATGCTCTTACTATTTGCTTTTCACCATATCCCATATTGTAAAATTGCATAGGCATAATATGGTGGTATTTAAACAAGTAATACATTAATTGCACTTTTCCATCAACCTTTATTAGTTTTTTATTTCTTCATCATTTTCTTGATAGCTTGATAAACCTGTTATAACTGAATATAATTCTGCAAGTTCTCCATCAAGTAATAGCTTTCTAACCAATTCAATAGGTACAGGACAGTTAAAATGTTTCATTAATTCCTTATTTTTAAATACATCTTTGCACCCTTCAATTACTGTTAAAGCTTGTAATTTAAAAGTGTCCATACCTTCTAAACCATTACTATTTAAATCTACACATTGCATTTGTATTTCGTTTGATTTTTCAGCATCTAAAGCTATACAAGAAAATTCTATTTCTTTTTTTATTTTTTTAAGGTATATTTTTTTAACAGCTTTAGGCATTTCTATTTCACCTAAATCTATCGCTAATAATGTATCTACAGCATTACTCATAGTCTATATTCTCCTTTGTATATAAAAATAAAGACTAGAGTAATACCCTAGCCTTATTAAATTTTATTTAGTTTTATTTTTAGAAACTATCTAAAACATCCCAGTCAGTAGCAGTAAATGGATGTTCTGATTGACCTATTGCTCCAACTTCCCAATCCATTAATGTTAAATCATCAAAGCTAACGTTTTTAACTGCTATTCTTTCTGATCCATTAGCATCGGGGTCTGCTAGTTTGCCTATTAAAGTGAATCTGGGCTCTTTACCTGCTTTTATGCTATCTGATATAAAGTGTATCATTCTTGAGTTTACTTTGTGTAAAGACAATGAGCCTTTAACAGTATACCCCATATATTTTGTATCAGTAGCCATTGAGCCTGCTATTTTTACTTCTTCTTTTTGAAATTCAACCTTAACTTGGAAAGCCTTAACTTCTCCAACCTCTCTATCATTTATCCATAATGAGCCGTGAGTTCCGTTTATTGCATTTTTAGCATTAAAAGCCATAATTTAACACCTCCTATAAGTTGATTTCTAAAGATATTTCTTCCATAGCATCTATAAGTTTTATATTAGCCATTAAAAATACTTTATCTTTTGTATTAGCTTCTTTTATTTCTTGTTCACTCATTTCAGAAGTGTCAACACCTATAGACTTTAAGTATTTAATTTGTTGAGCCATATCTATAGCAACAGTAAAATCCTTTTCTATAAGTTGTTCTTTTGCTAGTTCTTCAAAATATGAAGTTATAGCAGTCATTAAGATACATTTATTATCATAGTTGTTAGCAACCTTGCCTATATATGTATCTATACAAGTTTTTCTTATGTCGTTGTGTATTAAATCCATAGTATCAACTAATTTTATTTTTTGGAATAAATCTCCCTTTTCAGTAGTAGTTGTAACTAAAGAGTTTACACCTCTCGCAACTCTAACTTTACCCATTTCTTTTACAAGTATCAGTTCACCTTTTCCAACTCTTTCTTCTGATTGTTCCTTAGTTTGAGAAGGTATATCTAGCACATTTCTAGGTACTGCATAAGTTACTGATTGATTTAAAGGAGTTCCTGCTATAAGCCCTGCTATAACACAGCAAAACTCATCTGAGTTCATTTCTCCTTCTTTCATAGTAGCCGTATTTGTAGAATTTACTATTCCTTCATAATCAGCTTCTAAGTTCATTACTGCCTTTACTCTAACTTTTATATCATTTCTCATTTTATCTATAAAAGTCTTAACAGTTTCTTTTTCTTCTTCCTTAACTTGAGGAACTACTAAATAATTAAATTCAACAGTTTCTAAATAGTCTAAAGCTGTTTTTAATTCAACCTCTTCCCCTACCACATAAGCTACAACTTTGCTTGGAGCAGTAACATTCCCTAACAAAGTTAGGTTTATGTATTTTTTATTAGCCTCTGATAAGTTAGAAGGTATATCATAAGCCCCTTTTATATTATAAAGCCCTAATTCTTGAGTATCTCTAAGTATTAAAGCTACTATTCCTGTATTACCTCTTTGTATAGCAGTAGAAGCTTTTTGCTTAAATTCAACTATTACACTTGGTAATCCTATATTTGAAGCCATTTAATCACCTCTTTTTACTTAATATTTACATCAATGTTATTCATAATATCAAAAGTATCTTCATTGCCACTATTTGAAGCCTTAACATTGATTTCATCAAAGTAAGTTATATAAATTAAAAAATCTAACATATCACCAACTTCATCAGTTAAGAAATTAGGTTCAACGTTAGATATATTTAAAAACCTATCTTTTACTTTTAAATTTCTAGCAAATAAGCAATCTAGCCTATCTGCCATGTCATAATTATCTAATTTGCTACTACCAAAATATTTTACTGATAACATTAATTGCTTTTGGTTAGTCTTTAAAGTAGAAGCTTTGCTTGTAACTGGTACCAAGGTTACATAAAAACATTCGTTCTCAAAAGTCCCCTCTTGATTTTCAACTATAACATCACAATTAAAGTTATCAGATAAAATTTTAGTAGTAGAAAATAAAATATCTTTGTAAGTTATCATAATCATTAACCTACTTTCTAATCATTAAATAAATTCTCTATCATCATAGAAAATTCACTTGTTAGAGTTTCTTCTATTTCTTTTACTGATTTAGTAAGCATATATCGACCGTCAACAAAAGATTTTCCACCTCTAGTTCTATGACCATATTCAATGTACGGTGCGTAGTGAACATTGTTATATATAATCCTAGCTAAATCTCCGTCTTTTTTAACTCTCCAACTTCTTCTAAGCACTCCACTATCTACTGGAGTTTTTAATTTAACTTTTGCAATAAGCTTTTGAGAAATTTTGTTTAAAGATTTACTAGCTTCTTCATCAAAATTATTACTAGCATTATTCAAAGTTCTAATAAATCTATTTAAGCCTTGAATATTCATTATGCCCTCTCTTTATAGCTTAATAAAGTTTCACTATGAGATGAATAACAAAAAGGCTTAGAAGCTAAATAGATAGATATTTTACCCATACTAGATACTTCAACTGTATCTCCTTCTCGTACGTCTACATTAGGGTTTAAAAATAATAAATGTGAAAAAGCTAAAGCACCTATCCCGTCAACGTTCATGGTTTGGATATCCTTTTTAGATAAAGCACATTTAGCATCTTC